GAATATCTTATTCTGGGGCCTGTCCTCTATAGGTTCCAAGCCGATGGCGATGATGATAGTACACCAGATTTCAAAGGAACATCTGTCCAGGAATTGGTGAAACTGGAAGCCGATTATCGAGTTCTGTTTCGTCGATACTTTAAAAACTACTTCCATCTCATCGAAAAGGTCCCGTTTAACATAATTAGTTTCGTGCATTATACATAGATATACCATGAAACTTCTTGATATAAAAAGACAGATTCATCGGGATATTCATCTATTGGTCCATAATAAAATGTCATGGCATTTCTATATAAGAACAGACGAAGTGGTCCAGATTATGTGGGCAATAAAGGAAGAATTCAAATGAGACCAATCAAGCTACCTAATATATATAAGTTATATAAGTTAGAATATAAATTATCAAAAAAGAAAAGAAGAATTTTCCTTAGAATTCTACCGCTACATACACATAATATCATCAGACACCTTCACCACGAACTCAATACATAGAAAGAAAACATGCCGGTATACACATTCAAGAACCTAAATACAGAAGAAGAACATGATGATCGAATCTCTTATGAAGAAATGGAAGCCTACCTCAAGAAGAATACGCATATGCAAAGAGTGTTCAAGCCTCTGGCCATAGTCGATGCAGTCGGAATCGGCATCAAGAAGCCGCCGTCTGATTTCCAACGCCATGTCCTAGGTCGCATCAAGGAAAAGACCGGCAGTAAGGTCATCGGCTCGAAGCGTTGGGACATACCGAGGGAATTCTGAATGATACCACTAGCAATACATCCAATCAAAAAACAGGTAGAAGATTACGACGAGCCGTATGGTGTTTGGTACGCCATCGTGGGCAAGACCAGCAATTTCATGATTGTATCGATGATCCGCGAACAGATAAGCTGGCCAAACGGAATAGAGGGAATAACAGTCATTGTCTAGTAGTAGACCAGCTTATAAGAATAAGAAGAATTTTAGAAGGCCAGCCATCTCGGTTGGCCTTTATGCTGAGGAGAGTAGAATGGCTAGAAAGAAGAAACCACAACAACCAAAAGAGAATATGAATAATCACTTTGAACTGAAATATGTCGTTCCCCTGACCGCCAACCAACAAAAGACCTTTGATGCCTATTCGGCCGGTTATAATCTCATGCTTCATGGTTACGCCGGTACCGGAAAGACATACATATCTCTCTATCTGGCTCTCAGACAAATTCTTCAGGAAAGTAAACCAGGAATAAAATATAATAAGATTATGATAGTTCGATCAGCCGTACCTTCCCGAGATATGGGGTTTATGCCCGGTTCTATGAAAGAGAAAGCTAGAGTTTATGAGGAACCTTATAAGGAAATCTGTGATGATCTGTTCGGGCGTGGCGATGGCTATGAAATACTTAAGACCAAGAAGCTTGTCGATTTCACCACCACCTCTTATCTAAGGGGTATGACATTCAACAATGCTATCGTTATAGTCGATGAGACCGCGAATATGTTATTTCAAGAGTTGGACACAGTTATGACCCGTATTGGTGATAATAGTAAGGTTATATTTTGTGGAGACTATCGTCAGACGGACCTCTGTGGGCGTGAAAAAGAAGGCATAACCCAGTTCATGCGTATCACCAAAAATATAAATAGTTTTAGAAATATAGAATTTACAAAAGAAGATATTTGTCGTTCTGGCATTGTAAAAGACTATATCATCACAAAAACGGAAATGAACCTATGACCAATCCACTAATCAACGAGGCGGCCAGACATCTCACGGGGATGACCAGATTTTCCCTTCTGGCCGAGGCAGCCAAGACCAAATATCGTGTTCATGATCGTATAGGGGAAGATCATCCCGATTTTTCTCAAGAGCATCTTACCCAGGCCCATCATTTCTGTTCTAATGATTATATTCCTTTTGGTTGGGGTAAGGAAGGTATGCACGAATCTGTGAAACCTTCCAAAAATTCCAAAGCTCTGGTGTTTCATCATGATGGTCCCAAGCCCAGTTCGACGGTAAAGGGTCTAGAGGTTCCTAGACATATGTGGGAAGGCGGAAATGCTAAGGGCGGTCATTTTGATGGTATGGAAGCCCGAAATAAGAAAAGGGCTAAAGTATATGGGTCTGAAGCCAGACCGCCACTTAATCTAGGACAGATCGAATCGATCCATAAGGACACGCTGGCTGATCATTTCTCCAAGCCTAGGGAAGATCAGGTCGCCATAGAAGAAGCAGCCGTTGCCCGTCTAAAGAAGGCTGGACACCTAGATGGTAATCATGGGACTCTACAGGAAGGCGAAAAGACCGATACGGTTCAGAATGAGCACGACGAAAAGGGCCGCAGCTTTACTGCCATGTCCTCAAAGGGGGTTGCCGGTCATGCCCTCTACACCTCTGGAACAGGCGTCGGTGAGAAGCATCACATTATAAATACCTGCCCTGGCCAGACTCAAGGATGTGGTGGTGGTGTTGATGCCAATGGTATTGCCAATACTCATAAGGGAACTTGCTTTGCTCCCAAGGCAGAAAGACAATATGTTGGTGCCGCTGTTGGTCGAGCAGCCCATGAACAGGCCAAATTCGATCCTGCCATGACTAAGGACTGGGTTCTGGCCCATGCTCATTCTCTGAGGAAAGCGGCCACTTCTGCCGATAGACAAAATAAAAGATTTCTCTTTAGACCTAATGTCGTTGATGAAACAGATCGCAGCAGCCGATATGTTATCAAGCATCTGAATAAGCAGAGGGCTGGTGATGGTAAACCACCTATCGTGGCCAACTCATATGGCAAGACCAATGAACTACATGATCCCGATAACCATTATCATGTCACATTCTCTAATGTTGGTCCTAAGGTAAAGCACGGCCAAGAGATCGCCCAGAACAGACAGCGAGAGAAATTTAGGGTAACACAGACCATCCATGCCACAGACTTTGGTGGTAAAGACCTGACAAATGATGAAGGGAATAAGACCCCACCCAAAAATTCTTATATGGTCACCAATATGAGACGTGGTGGTGCTATGGATAAAGATTTCCAGAAGCATGTAACACACGCTAAATATTGGGGTGCTGGAAGAGATACCAGTTCACTAGCCCCACACGAAAAGGCCGAGGGGCTGGAAGGACACTTTGATGGTGAAGGCAAGCCTACGACACCAGAAAAGAGTCATTATGGCCATATGACTATTACAGGCTCAGACGGGACCTCTCGTCGCTATGATTATCAGAAGCAGCATATTCTGCATCCTCGTCTTGTTCAGGTGAAGGGTGCGTCCCATCCTATTCCGACAGATTCCAGGTTTAAGGATAACGACTTTCTTCCACCAAAGAAGAAGAGATTTAAAAGTAAGAATGGAAAGATCGCTGGGGGAATTCTGGTCACAACACCAACGACCTCGACCAACATTGCCCAACATCATAGTGCATTCACCCATGATGTTGGACCAGAGCATATCGAGCACGCCAAGAGCCATGGGGGAGAATATGAAATAGACAATCCATATCATCAGGAAGCCGCCCGAGGCAAAGAGTACGCCCCACCCCAGAACGATGCAGAAGTCAAAAAACTAGGAAGATGATGAAACAGTTTAGTCATGTCGAGGGTGTTCCTAATCTGCCCAAGATAATCAGAGAAGATACCGACCACGGCAGATATTACCATACCCCTACGGGTAAGAAATACCCCTCTATAACTACCATATTGGGGTATTTCAAAAGTCAAGGTTTACTGAACTGGCGAAAGCGTGTAGGGGAAGAAAAGGCCAATGCGATTCTTCATCGAGCCGGTATTCGAGGAACCAAGCTTCATAATCTCATAGAAAAATATCTCAGAAACGAACCCGATCTTTTTAAGGGCATAATGCCCGACATGAAGACCATGTTTCTTGATATGAGAAAACACCTTGATAAGATAGATAATATACAATATATTGAGTGTCCTCTATATTCTGATGTTCTGGGCACTGCTGGCACTGCCGATACCGTTGGCAGATTTGATAGGGTTCTTTCTATCATAGATTATAAATCTTCCCTCAAGGAAAAGAAGGAAGAATATATAACAAACTACTTTGAGCAGGCGACGGGCTATGCTATAATGTACGAAGAACGGACTAATATCCCTATCGATCAGATTGTTATTATGATAGGCTGTGACAATAGCAATGATCCACAGATATTCGTTAAGCAGAAAAAAGACTATATAGAATCACTGAACCATAAAATCAGAGCATATAAGGAAGCAAACGATGTACTTTGAAATTTGGATGATGTTGACCCTTCTGGGGGTTGTTATCACCGCTTTCTGGCACATAAATAAAATCGCCTTTCGAAAAGGAAAGGTCGAGGGGATGTACGAAATTATGATAAAATTGCACCATGAAGGTAAGATAGATTTTGATGATGAAGGTAATGTGAAGCCTATAACCGCATATCAAATAAGAGTACCATCATAAAATGTCTTCTTTCTTAGCCGATTTATTCGGTCTGTTCAAATCTAAACCCAAGCCTGTACCGGCACCAGTACCGACACCGCCAAAGCCTGTACCACCGGCACCGCCAATCTTTCCGATTGATAAAATTCTATTGGCAGCAGCAACTTCTGATATATCAAGATATAAATGGAATGATCGTGGTCGGGCACCGATTGGTTATATCAAAGGAATGGCTGTTGTTTATGGTAAACTTCTAAGAAGACTTGCTGCCCAGGATAAAGAAGTACTCGCCATGGTTCGTGTAATTGATAGTCCTGGCGATGTATTCGATCATTATCGAACTATGCTAGAAGATATTGGCATAGTTACCACTGGCGGAACACCAGTAGAGCGTTTACGAGCCCTGTTCGTGATCCTATTCGGTTTGGGTATGCGTGAAAGTTCTGGTCGTTACAATGAAGGTCGCGATATGAGTGCATCTAATGATGATGCTGATAATGCCGAATCTGGTGTATTTCAGCAGTCATGGGATTCATATACTCTACGCAAGGAAAAATTACCAGAATTGCCAAAACTTTTGGACATATATTCTGGTAATCAAGAAGGATTTAAGTTCATTTTCCGAGAAGGTGTAAACGAAAAAATCTCACATATTTCAGGAACTGGTGATGGTGCAAAATTCCAGAGAGTTGTCAAGGATAAACCAGCATTTGCGGTCGAGGCCGCAGCACTTGGCTTACGTGTCGTATTTAGCCATTGGGGACCAATTATACGTTATGAGGTTGAAGTGAGACCAGAAGCGGAAGAACTGCTGCGTAAAGTGGAAAATATCATAGGAGAAATGAAATGAAGAGAGAATATATCATACCTGGAATAATCATGTTATTGTTTGTCTTTACTGTCGGAATGAGCCTTGCCTATGGTGAAGATACTCCTCATGCGGGACATCCCCAGGACATACCTCTACATGAGAGGTTCTATAGCACATGGCAGATACCAAATATGGGCGACCCCAGAACTGCCTCATGTTGCAATAAACAAGATTGTTATCCCACAGCAATTAAGATGCTGGACGGGAAATATGTATTCCTTCATCGAGAAAGCCAGCAATGGATTCCAATTCCAGATGGTAAACTAGAACAATTGCTGACCGACGAACAAGAGAGTCCAGACGGCCAGAGCCATGTCTGTGCTACGCCTGGATATGTGGGCAACGACGGCAAGTGGCAAAACATAGCTGTCTACTGTGCAACACAAGG